NAATTTCTTGTGCTGATTCAATCGTTGTGTTGTGATACAAAGTTCCATCAAACATCACTTCTCTTGTTTCTTCTATGGGAGGAAGTTTTTTCGCTTCTGGGGCTACTTCTAACCCCTCTTCGGGAGTTATTCGTTCTGGGGCGATTTCTGGGGCTTTTATGGCTTCTGTGGGCGGCTTCTCGGCTTTTTTCTCAACTGTCTCTTGGGCAATTTCGGCTTCTAATCCCGCTTTAGCCAAAGACAGCATTTGGTCAACTTCCTGGACCGGCCTGCCTTCTTTTAGCATATCGGCGGCTAATGTGGCGGCTTTCTTGTCGTCAACTATATTCTCCCTTACGGCATTTATGAATTTGTTTCTGTTCTTAACCTCAATCAATCCCGTCCGCACATCCATAGCAGCGCCGCCCAAAGGCAAAAGCAGCATACTCTTGGCGGCTTCAACTGAAGTGGCGGCCAGACGATTGGCTCTTTCCATAAAAGCCTCTTTATCGAACAATTTTATATCAACCGGCTCTTTAGTAACCTGTATTCTTTTGCCTGATGGCATTATTGAGGCCCACATCGGCGTTGGCATAAAATATTTATAATTTGTCACCGTGCCATCCTGGAAAAACTCTCCTAAATCCTCGGCGGCTATCAAAACAACTTCCTGTAGAACCTCCTCGATATTTTCAAGAACGTACGTCCGCCCATATCTTTTTGTGGCGGCGGTAAAGGCTTTGAGCGTTGAGCGTATAGCTATATCCTGTACGCCTTTTCTTAGACCTGGGGTAAGATGATGTATTTGGGCAAATTCTATGGCGGCATAAGGTATCCCCGCTACGGCGGCTATCGGGCCGGCATATTTCATATCAACACCTTTTTGGCTCATTGTGTATATCATATCACCCACACCCTGCCGATACCAATATTCCGCCGACTTACTGGTTATACCGGCTTTTAAACCGAAAAGAGTGCCTGCCGTCAATCCCGCTTTCGCTCCTGCCGGCACTGTAATTAGCTCCTCGGGCGCAGGGCCACCAACAAGATTGCCGGCAATCCCGCCTAATATCCCACCGCCGACCATCATAATTGCCGCAAATGGAGATGCTTCATAAAGACTTTGAACCATCGGAGCAGCAACGGCGATATTCTTATATAATATATCGGAGAAAAAGGTTTCGCCTTTAACTTCCGGCCTTAAGGACAAAGCGTGCCTGTCCTTTAATAACTTAGTTATATCCTTACCGCTTAGATAGGCATCTGCTATTGCCTGTGAAGATTCGACTCTTTTGATGGATTGCCTGCCCGCTTCAATGGATTTATCAATCAAAGAATCGGGGGGCGAACCGAAAGGAGCAAGTGAGCCAATACCCAAACTTCTATAGATAGGTGGTGTCTTAAATGAGTCAAAATTCCTATCGACATAATCAACAGGTAATTCCAAATCATCCGCCAGTCCCATAATCTGCTTTGTGTCTTTTTTTTCGAGAACGGCAGTAGCAGTACGGAACATTGGATTTAATTCATCAACATCACCTTTTAGAAGCTCATCGAAAGAGGGTTTTGATATATCATTGGCATCGCCCGCCAGCAATTCTTCGTATGTAGGTTTTTTTGCCATTACCAGAATTTGTCCAGATACTTATTGTAATATGCCCGGCTCAAATCGGGATTGTCTTTTTCGAGCTCACGCAATTTATTTATAAATTCCCTTCTGTCCTTTGGTTCAGGAATACCGGTTAAATCAACTTTTTCTTTTGGTTTTAAATTAGTAATGCCGGTTATTGTATCTTGTATCCCTTTGGATATTTTCTCTATCTGCTCTTTCGTTGGAGGTCGAATTTTAGTCTCAGTCTCTTTTCTTAGTTGGTCGGGTGATTTACGAAAATGTCTAAGCAGGCTTCGACCTGCTTCGTAAATCTCGTCGGCATCGGCGTCCGGTTTCGTCTTTAGCCAGTCCCTTAATGCCTTTTTGTATTTGTCAAGATTATCAAATTGTAACTGTCTTAAAACTTGTGCTTGTTCTTTTTCTAATTTAGAAGTAAGCTGGGCCAGCATTTCTGCATAGCCAAGCTCGCTCGGATGAGTGACAAGCTGGCCTAAGGCATGAACTTCACGCTCCTTCATCGCTCCTGCCTGATAGCTCTTAAACTCTCTTTGGGCCAGACTGAATATCTCATCATAAGCCGCATTATCTATTGTTAGTTCTGTATATCGCTCATTCCATAATCGTTTTTTAATCTCAGATAACGCTACAGCTCCGGTAGGTATATCGTAAGCCATAGATTCAAGCTGACCTTTAATTTCCTCATTGGTAACTATTGCCTTGCCGGTTGCTAATCTTTCTGATTCCACCCTTTCCCTCTCAAACCACGTCCACTGCTCATTCTCATCAAGTTTACTGTTCTCTATGCGCGTAGTTGCCGAATGGCCTGAACGTATCAGTTTTGATATTTCATCCCTGTCTGCTTCTTTTGCTGTTTCAAGCTGTTCTCGTTGTTGGGCAGCCTCAAAGTTAAGGTCGCTGACAATATCTTTCTTAATTTCAATATCTATGTCCCGTGCCATCACAAATTTAATAGCTTCCTGATAGCCTTTTATGGCCATAATAGCCTGAGCGCTTCTGTATGTTATGCTTTTATCTGCGATTACTTTATTGTTCTTCTTCAGGGCTTCGGCTTGTTCGGGCGTGATAAGCTCATATTTATCCATCAACTCTACAAAATGGTCGGCGGTCTCTATATCTCCATTTTCGGCGGCATTCTGGCTTAGTTTTGACATTTTAGCCCTCTGGTAAGAGTCGAGCTTTTTTGTGTACATCGACCTTACGCCATCCGCCAAATTGCCATAGTTATCGTTGTACCAGTTCTCGAATTGCGCCTTGATTTTAGGATTAGAAAATCCCTGAGATAACCTGCCTACATCTTTTTCGATGTCCTTTAGCGCTTCTTTTAGGAGCTGGTCTCTTTTGATTGTTGAAAATGACGTTAATGTCTTTAGATAATTTGGGTCATCGGGGTCCGGCATATCCATACTGACATCCATACGCTCCGCAGCATCGGCGGCCAGCCTGAACCTGTCCTTTACTCTGCTCGTTGCCGTCCCCCACTCGATAGTATCGTCAATCGCCTGTCTGTTCTGATAAGCCCTGAGAGTTAATTCGCCGGCGAAGCCCAAAGCCTGACCAAAAGTTCCAACAGACTGCCACCTGGCTATGTCACTGCTGCGGACTAAAGCACTTATATCACTACCAGAAGCTGTGACTAAACCAGAACTTCTTGGCGGCGGTGTCTGCGCTGAATATCTGGGTAGTTTCATATTATGTTTGGCTCATATATGCGACTGTTCCCGCACCCTGTAATAATGAGCTGCCTGCACTTAGATAGCCTGCTCGTCTTAAACCGGGGGCGGATTCGCGGGCGAACCTTGCCTTTGAAATATCAAGAATAGACTTTGATTTCCATGCCCCCACCCTTCTGGCCCCGGTCATTCTGATATTTATATTCTCGAGCGCCAGTTGGGCCGCCGTGTCCTCAGCCAGAAGAAGGGGTGAACCTTCCATTGTAACGCCGCTCGCACCAATTAAAGCCCTTTGTCGGGCAAGAAGTTGTTTAGCTTTTCTTTCATGCTGAGTGGACTCAAATTCGGCGGCCTTGCGCTCCGCCTCGGCCTCCCTCTTTGCCACTTTTGCATTATAATCGTGCCAGGCGGCTTCCTGCCTGGCCTGTGCAGCCGCAGTCTTGCCCTGCTGGTACTGAGAATATGCTACGACCCCAGAACCAACTGCCATTGCTATACTACCAACTGCTCCCCAGGTCATTCTTTGACCCTTTTACTATAAATATTCATATCCTCTTTGGTTCCTGTTTGAGCAAAGCCCAAAAACTTAACCAGTTTTATACTCTTTGTGAAATCGCATCTAACTACTGCAATAATCTCTCTAAATGGATAAATGTCCTCGATGATTTTGAATCCTTCTCTAATCCATCGAAGAGTATCAAGTTTATGGTCAAGGCAATCTTTGCTGAGCCTCATCCATATTTCGCCCTGCTCTTCATTGAGAGGATGGACACCCCCAGAGCCGAAAATCTTACCTTCCCTTATACCGGTAATTGCAAGGCCGGAGTTTTCAATCGCCTTGGCCCATTCAGGATTACATCTATTTATGTCTTCTTCAATGGTCTCGAAAGCATCCAAATCAGTTATCTTAAATGGTCTTATATAGACAGCCATTATTAAAATATCATAAACTCAACCATCAGAGCCAGCAGAGTTAGAGGTTCTGCTGAGTTCTGGTAAACATAGACATATCCGGGCCGGTCATAGCCGGCCGGGAAAGTTATCGGTTGTTCGTCAGTATCCATACCGGATATGCTGATGGTCTCTCCTATAGTGGCGCTTCTGCCCACGTTGAAATCACCACTGTTATAATAGCGGGCGATTACCTGGTTGATTCTCTTGATTCTCCCCTGTATAGTCATGCCCTCGGCAATCCAGCTTAACGGCATTGTTCTTAGTTTTGCCTCATAAAGAAGACCTGCCTGAACGGTAGAGGATTCATCTATGGTTATCTGCCCGCTGGCAACCGTCTCATTGTCCAGGATAGCACCATCGCCGAGAACGGCCACAGTTTCGCCCTCAAGATGGTCAAGACCGGTAATGGTTGTAGTTGCTGTGGAGTCATAAGTAATTCCACAGTCAACATAGAAGGCATCATCGAGGTCCGTGCCGAAATCACGCTCAGAGAAATACTCGATGTATCTTTTCGTGTTACCGCCAATGACCCGCTCTACCGATATCCATACCTGGTCTTCAGCGTCCCCGGAAATTACGGCCACCGATTCAAAATCGCCATCGGTAATTTGTGTTGACCATGATGTGATCTGCTCCTTGCGCTCATAAACGAATATTGCAATCTCGCCATTCTCCTTAACACACCATAGAATGGGATTTGGAGTTTGCTGGTAGGCCGTATCCGTAATTCCCTCACCGGTTATCTCAGGGACAAGAATAGTCATTTCCGGTGCGACATACGAATCAAGCTCCCAGTTATAGGCCAGTTCCCGCATCTTTTCTGCGCCGCGCTGAAAGAAGAGAACGCTTTCATTTGCAAGTGTTGATTGCAAATCGGCACTGCCATAGGTTGAATGCTGCTCGGCCTTTACATTGGACGGAGTAAGAGGCTCATCAGATGAGCCGGCAAGAGTCCATTCGGCCCCACTTGTACCAATGAGGATTTTGTTCTTGCCTACAAGCCAGTTGATAATGTTTACTTCTCTTGAGGACAGAGTGAAAAGAAGGGCCGAGTCATCATCGGCTCCTTCGGTCATATTCTCGTAATCAGCGGTTACGGAGGCCCAGATGGTATCCGGCTGAGAGATATTCCCACCAAATGTCAGGCGGTCTTCAAAGAAAGTAACTGTGCGAGGCCAGCCCCGATAATTACTCCAGGAGCCTTCCGACCATTTGTGAGTTGCGTTGGTCGAGCCAAGAGTCGTCAGGACTGTAGCCGTGGCCGAAGTTGGACTTGCAACACCCGTGATTTGTATAATCCCATCGTGGTCGGTTTGATTTGTTCTAAAATAAACTTTGCAAACCTCTGCCGCATCGCCTGATTCGGTAAGAATGGCACGGTAGGAAGCGGCGGCCTCGTCCTCCGTGGAGTTCGTTGAAACATTCCTGTCATCAGTTGAGGCATAGGCAAAGACTTTCTCCCAGCCGGAAGCTCCGTGGGCCGCCCCGACTGTGTAATTTCGCTGTATCTCTAAAACGCCCGTCCAGGTTCCCAGAGTGGTAAGATACCAGGTTGTACCCTTGTAAACCGTCCCACAATCCAGCCAGCTTGTATTTTCAACCTGGGAATTAGTGTAATTATCTTCAAGTTTTTCACTATACTCTAATGTGTCAACAGGATGGGTTAATCTAAATAAGGCCCCTGTCTGAGATTTGCTGGTTGCAGCAGATCCGCCTGGCTCATGTCCGGCTGTGCCTCCTTCCAAAAAGGGAGTACATCCCGTGGCCGTTAGGGTTATCGAGCCTGTTGTTGCACTCGCTGTAATTGTATCTGCCTCATCTGTATTCTGGTCTCTAAACGGGCCATTCTCTGCTCCATAGACAGGCATAGTCCAATCTACATCAGAATTGCGTGATAATTTCCTCGGCTCGTAATCCGGATGTGTAATGTAAAGAACATCGGCAGACTGCTCAAACTTTAGCTCAAAAAGGTCGGCGGTTAAGTAAGGCGTTTCTATCTCGTATGGAGTCTCGTCATAAAGAGTAGATATTTCAGATGGCGTTAGAACATCGCCGAATACTGCAACTGCGTCAATTTTGTCTCCCCAGAATTTTTCATTTGCACTATCAGCAGAGTTGCGCTGAGAGCCGATTCTTATTTCCTCAGCGCCGTTCTGCATTGCGGTATAATTTGCATTATTAGTGGCGGTGGAATCTACCACAGCGGCATCTACATAGAGGATTATGCCATCGGCGGCTGTAGTCTCATCGGCAGGTGCACTATAGGTACAGACAAGATGATGCCAGCCCACAGAAATAGCATCATCTGATATTGCCGAGACCAAAGCATTAGATACTGTTAAATCTTCTGTTCCGCCGCCATCGTTATACAGCCCGTCAACGTGAGCCTGGGTAAGCTCAATATTAAGTAACATAACATTGTCTATTTTGTCTTCAAAGAAATAGCCAAGGTTTCCACTTGAATCATAGGCTGCCCCTATAACCACCTTGGTAGCCGTATTTTCCATTGCAATATAAGTGCCAATATCATCCCCAGTTTGAGATACGGCTACAGAGTCAACATATAATATTATACTATCGTCCGCATTATCACTCTCAACACCGCTGTAAGTAAGTACAACGTGATGCCAGCCGGTTGTAAGAGCATCGTCTGTGCTCATTTGTTTAGAGGAATTGGCACTCTTATCGATTAAACTCGCAGATAGACCTTGAGCAACATTTATGAGAAATAACCACTCTTGTACAGCAGCACCGGCAGTTGCATCGTATTTTGAAAGGATAGATTGCGTATCTCCATCTGTTACATATACCCATGCAGAGATACTAAAAGCACTATCGTTTGTACTATCGCCGAAACTCAATTCATCATGGTCATTGGTAATAACCACGCAATCTGCGCCACCAAAATCCAGGCATTTGCCCACTATGCCTGTTGCAGTTAAGACCCCCGTATTATTTGTTTGGGTAAGGCCATCGTGAGAAGTAGCATCATCATCCAAGACGGTTTTATTAGCAGCATCCTCATTCAATTTCCAATGGGCAATCCTGTTGCTGGTTAAATCATAACCGGAATCGCTTAAATGTAATTGCAGTTTTCGGTCATTGTTCAAACTGAATCGCCATTCGTTCAGTAATGAATCGTCTCGCCACTTTGATATGAGATTTTGAGTATTAGTTTGCTGAGTTACATAGGCCCAGCAAGAAATGCTAAAAGCAGAATCGTTTGAATTATCAGTAAAACTAAAATCAGCATGGTCTGACATCTCAACCGTGTATTGAGCATCCAAGTCAAAGCAACCGGTTCCAACCTTACCATCCGCATTAAGTATAGAACAATCTGCAGTTGCCGTGCCGTTATGAGTTGCGCCATCATCATCGGCAACGGTAGTTCCTATTGTTTCATTGAGTAGATAATGTGCTATAATATTACCGGGAGCCAGGGTCTCTGTGCCATTGCCGGTATTGACGGGAGCGCTATCAGTAAAGAATCGGGCATATTGGTTGCCCAATTCAACTATGAATGATTTTTCAGTAGAGTATTGAAAGGGAATAAGCCGTATCTTTGTATTCTCTTTGGACTCGGCCACATAGACAGTCCCCGGGCGCTTCTCGGCGCCGCCCTGGGGAAGCGGGATAAAGTTCTCCATTACCGAGCAGCCGGAATGATATTTGGAGAGGTCCTCACGCGCGCTCAATAGCTCTGATAATGCGCCCGAACCAAAGGAGTTAAGACTTCGATAGGGCTTGTCCTGTGCTATAGCAAGACTGCAAAGACATAAGATAATAAGTGCTTTTTTCATTTAATAGTTAAGTCTGGACTAAACTTTCCTCGTTAAAGGTGCAGGCAAAATAATTAGACTTCTCATTACAAACAAGCCATTGATAACCTTCTGGAAGTGGATGTCTTGAGCCAATATCCAAAGACCATTCTCTAAATTTTTGCTGTGCCTCTTCGTTTTCAGCTATATCATCCGATTGAGCTATAAATTTGGTGCTTCCATCTCTCTTGGATTGATGATGTATTTGGTATCTCATTTTTTATCTCCTTGCATCCAGCCATTTACTTGTTTTGATTACCTCGCCGCCGCCCTCCTGGGCGTCAATTGATTTGGCCATTTGTAAATAGCCGTAATTTTTCGGTCCTCCGAATAACATTGCTTGTAAATCAAGTGATAATCCCGTTGTCGCACCCTGTACTATTGGAGAGGAGAGTTTTATCGCAAGATTCACAACCAGACATTGATTCATATAGGCAGGATAGGTCGAAACATCCGTTACCTGATAGATGTACTCTACTTTTAAGATTTCTAAGTCGTCACCCTGGCTCGTACAATATGAGCTCAAGTCGCTCGTTTCATCACTCGATGTAAAAGCCGTATCAACCAGGTAAGTGAGGTCGTCACCGGAATCATCAGAAGAGATGTACTCTCCGGCAAGATAGTCCACACTGTCATCATCGTAGTCCTGGGCAGCATTGCCTTCGTCTGTAATTATGACACTTCCTTCTCTACTCCATACGGCATGAGGGTCTTCTTCTATAGTAAGGACTCTAAGACAGTCGGAAGGCACAGTAAAGGCGTTGTCAGGGCCGAATATCCGGTCTGTGGTCTGTATGGCATAAGCCCTTTTTCTTGCCCAGTTCCAGGGATGACAGACTAATATCTCATCGCGTGATGTGTCGAAAAACGTGGTGCAGTAACCGTGATTTGTGGTCGAGCCGTCAACCTCTATCTCCGCCGCACCCAATAAGCCAAGAGACTGGTTGCAGACTGCAATATTGGCGGCGTTCTCAGTCATCGACATTTTTTGCCCCTTAGAAAAATATGGGGCAGGCGATTAAACCTACCCCATAAAAACTTACTAACTTATTGTGGAGTCACAATAGAGTGTGGCCCAAGTGGTAGATACGTCATATAAACCGTCAAAGTGCCTGTTGATGCAGCAGAAGATGTAAGTTCTATCATGCCAACAGGAACAAACAGTCCATACGAAATGTCAGTACCCATTCCAAGTACAACGCCGTTAGCCTGCTTTGCAAAATCTGTCGCAAGGACACCATCCCATGTAAAGACAGTACCAGCAGCAGCAGCGGTGAAATCCACTGCGGTGCCATCTGTGCCAAAGGTTGTATCTGTTGCAGGAGTTGTCGGGTCGATATTTCCACCGACAAGCGTTGCCTGTGTTTGCACAACACTGTCAATGTAAATTACGAACTCCGTCATCTTTATCGGGCCGCCGCTAACTGCGAACAAGTTATTAGCGCCGTTTGCTATTGTAGATAAACTCTTTTGGACACATCGTTCACCTACTGAAGCAGAACCAATGGGAACACTTCCGGCAGCAGGGCCTTCAGTTTCACAATAGGTATTGCCGCTTAGGAGACCATCTGGTGCCACTATTGCCAAGTTAGGTGTTGCAACATTGGTGAAGCATCTGTTGTCAGTAATTATGGCCTGGGAGTCATCCGCCAATGAAATACAAGCTACTGTATTTAATCCGGCAGTACCACCGATAATCCCATTGACTAAAAGATTGTCTCTAATTGTCAGAAAATCAGCCGCAGTAGTCTTTTGCTCGATACAGGCTACAGCATAATCACCAAAGATTCTATTGCCTTCAATCAAGGTATAGTCCGAATCAAGCATGCAAATAGCAGATTGCGTATTGGCATTTGAAGTTCCGCCCATATCAAAGAGACAATTCTTGATCAGACCTCCGTAACAACCTGCATTAGTGAGAATCGCATCGTCAAACTCATCCGTCCCTGGAGTCTCGGTATCAAACACACAATCTATGATGGCCCAATTCTCGCAGTTGGCCTCTACATCAATAGCTTTAACTACTGAATCAACATTGGCATGGAACCATAGGTTGCGGATAACAACGTCATCAGCACCGATTACAAATTCATCCGTAGCGGTATCGTAGTCAATCTTTGGGCGGTTCTCGCCTTTACCAAGGCCGATAATTGTAACATCGGTTTGGTCAACATCACAACCATCAGCACCAGTACCGAGTGTCTCAGTATGGCCTGGGGCAACCAAGATAATCGCGTGCGTATCGGCTTCAGTGGCCGCAGCAACCAGATTAACAGCAGCATCTATTGTCGCTACTGCTGTCGCCCACGTTGTTCCGGCGCTTCCAGCTACGCTTGCATCCACATAATAGACATTGCCGTTACCTAATCCCAATAGACTAAGAACATCGGTATCGTAGGTAATCATCGCATCAAGGTCGGTATGAGCAAGGTCAAGTGAGGCTTTGATGTTATCATCCTGGGCAGTGCCGCCTACAGGGCCGGTAAAAGCACCTATTCTTTCAGGATAAGTGCCGCCGATCGGGACCGCCTGTGAAGGAGAGAACATAACGAACAGCACTACCCCCATTAACAACAGTACCAGAAGTATCGGAGCTATTACTTTTCCAATTTTACTTTTCATAGTTTTTCCTTTCTTTTTATGGGAGCATCAGGTCAATAATCGCACACTCAGCGTTAGTAGAGGCATACACACATACACCCCACACCTGGTCGGTTCCGTCATTTGCAACCAGGCCGACACATCCGGCAACATCGAGAGTTCCCGCCCTGCCAACAGGCTCACCTACAACAATGGTATCAGTCGTATCAAGAACCATAGGACAGTAGCCTCTGTATTGCGCCCAGTAGTAATAGCTTGCTGTTACATCAACAAGGGATACGCCGACAGCACCACCACCATTGGTCTGAGTAGTTGGGGCAACGATAGTGTCCCTGCACTTGTTTCTAAAGAGAACGACATCATCGGTTGCGGCAATGGCAGTTCTGAGACCGCCTCGGTCGGCTATTTCGACATTAACAACATTAGTAGAGGTCAATGTATTGTCGGTAATAAAATACATATCGCTCATTGCCGTTCCGCCATCACCGACAAGTAGCCAGCCATCTATAAGAGCATGGGCAGTCCATGCGTGTCCGGATGTTTGCAGCACATCAAACTTTGTCGCACCCGCTGAAGCGCCATAAGCTGTTTGAACTGTTGATGTGATTGCCTGAGCATCGTGAACTTGCGCCACATTCATAAGAGCTTTGGCAAGAGTGGCGGCTGAGGAGTTTTTGCAGTAGCGGAACATTCTGCCAGTACCATCATCCATTTCAAGAATAGTGCCAAGCGTATATATCTGTGAGGCATGGGGACTGAATATGTCCGCGGCGTCAACTAATCGCGCACCGGGCGGCAGAGTAATCTTGTTCCGCCTAAATTCGCAGTTGTAATTTGTGTAAGACATAGTTTTTCCTTTCAAAAAATTATTGACATTCGATTTTCAGAACCTTGTCCTCGTCATGGCGCATCGCTCCCATGTTCATGTGAACGTAGACCTGCTGAGCGTATGAGAGGTCGTCACGAATGGACATTTCGACTGTGATTGAATCGGCTACTCCGAGAATTATCCCGTCCCGTGCCCACGCCCAGCACTCATAGACATCGGCAGCGGCACCAATATCGTTGCTCGAACCTTTCACAATCTTGTTGGATTGAATCCAGTTGATGCCCATCCACTCACGCAGGAAACGTCCGGTTACGAGAGGTTTTTGGCTGTTATAGTCGGCGTTGACGTACTGCTCCTGACCAAACAATTGCGTGGACTGACGTGGTGATATAAGACAGAAAATCGGAATGTCCTCATCAACTTCGTTTTTAGCGAAGTACTCGACAATCAACTCCGCCTTTTCCGCTGTCATTCCGGTATCGGCAGACGAACAGTTGCCCTCTGTACAGGCGTAATTTATCGTCCGCCCCCCGGATGTGTCTGTATAGGCTGTGTCGCCGCCCTGGGACGCCCAGGTAATCGAGCTTGAGTTGTTCCGTCTACCGGATGTAACAGTTGCATCGAAGGCGGCCAGAATAATATCATCCACTTGCCGGTTCCTGCCACGCCTAAGAGCGGTAACAGTTGCGCCGGCAGGGTCGAGCTTGTGTTCGAGGTCATCGTCCTTGTCGAATTGGAACGCGTTATGATAAGGGTCGTGGAATACCCACCGTCTTTGTGTGGATATATCGTTTCGAGGCGTTTCCGGGTTTCGTCCTTCTTTGCGCTGCATCTCGATTTTGTCTATCATATCGAACGCCTTGTCTTCAGCGCCCATGATAGGCTCAATCTTTACAGCCCTTTCCAGAAGTGACTTTTTTTGCTGGCAGACGTGATACAGGTCGCCTTTGAAGTCATCGACAAAGTTTGTCGGAATGCCTCCACTTAGTGTAATAGCCATAGTGTTTCCTTTCCGAAAATAAGTTTTCATTTATTCGGAAAGGTTGGCCACAAGTGGGGCTTTCCTGCATTTAACGTCTGCTCGACGGCGATTCGGTGCCGGGTCTCTTGCGGGGTTGGCCGGTCGTTATGCGCAACTTTTCCGCTTACACAGCGGTCAACTTACATATTTGTTTAATTTCTCCATTGTATTGAAAATCTTGTCTTCGAGTATTATGCCGCAGGTCATGTCGGCGTAATTGTACGTTACCGATACTACCTTGCTTACGGAGCGTTCTTTCATCTTGAGAAATTCCGCAACTCGTTTCTCTCCTGTGAATACATCGCCTACTTCTATTCTGGCGTATGGGAATTTGTAGGTCTTGCAATTTACATACTCAGGTTTAACGCCCTTGCCCTTCAAATAGAGGGGTTGGTAGATGAACATTTTAATCGGCCTGTCGGATACCATTACTTTTTCTCCTTATGCTGTTCTTTGCAGTGATAATTGTTTTCTCTTTTCCATTACTTCCTTGTGTTCCGGGTGAGAGCTATTGTAATAGGCGGGATGCTTTCTTAGTTCTCTCATTTGTTCATCTAAAGCCTGGTTCGTAGGAACGGTCGTTTGCGTTATGCCCTTGATTCTGTCCTCGGCCATGTCCTCGGCGATTTTATCAAAGAATTCGACCATCAGAGGATTGTTCTCAAGCCCTAAGGCGGCCACCGCTTCATCTCCGCCGTACTTTAGCATAACGGCATTGGCCCTTGCCACTCTCTCTTCGTATGCCTTGCCGAATTTCTTCCTTAATGTTTTCTCGGCCTCAGAGTTGGCCTTTCGGTTTTCATCTTCAGCAATCAAATCATTAGCAGCGAGAACTTTCTCCATGTTGGAAAAATGTCCATCTGCCATAATCTTGAATTGCGCAGGAGTAAGGTTGGCGCTCTTGGCTAATTGATAATAAAGCGCCATTTCTTCCTCATCACTTCTGAGAATCTCTGGAAGTGTTTCCGGTTGCTCGTACTTGTAACCCTTAGCGTCATCCGGCACTCCTCGTTTCCGGTGAAATTCGGCCTTCTCGTCGTCTGATGAATCTTCTTTGGGCATCTTGACATAATCATCAGGACTTCTAAATTGCCGCTGTAAATCTACATACGATTTGCCCAAACTCTTAAATCCTGTTTTTGTAAAGCGTTCCAACGTAGGCCGATCGGCCTCATCGAACTGCTCAGTCCAGTTCTCAGTAAAGTTTCCGTCAACATCAACAACGCTTACAGCATCGCCTGAGTTGGCCGGGTCACCTGCTGGTGAGTTTGCGGGATCAGACATTTTCAGTTCCTTTCAATTAAAAAAGCCCCGTTTCCGGGGCGTTCAATTTGTTAAGCTATAGCTTAACTACCTTTTCTTATTGGCTTGAATAGCTCTATGAGCCTTAACCGCTGCTTTGTGAGTTCTATGCCTTGATATTGTCTTACTTTTGTTTTTGCCGTGACAATGCACGACTCTTCTGCCTTTTACTGTCATATCATTCCTCTTTCTTCTGTTCTTCCAGGATTTTCCGGGCGCTTTCTACATCCTGGCTCATTGTAGTATCAATAAAGTCCAATAAATCTCTCATTCGTGTATTGTATGCGTTAATATATGGGTCGGGGTCAAAACCCCTGCGCATCTTTTTTAGTTCAGACAATACCAGCTCGCCGTCCTTGCCGGTGAACGTCCTCTGAAAAGCAGCAGAGCGCTCAATCCTGCGCATTACTTCGGCTTTCTGTTCCTCGTTAAGCTGCGGCATTAGTGTAACTCGGCTATATCTATTTCGTTTATATAGTTTAATATCAAAGCTATGACAGCTAAAACTATCGCAAGAAACGAACAAAATAATTGAACTCTATCATCGAATTTAAGCTGCTGCATCCATAATCCCCTGAGTAATCGAGCCATCTTCGGGTTTCTTGCTCATATCACCAAGTGCCTTTGCCAGACCGGGCACATTTTCCATAAGGGCTGCCAGATTATCCTGAGCCGCCCGTTCCTTTCTTATTTGGTCAACTTCCTCCTCACCGTTCAGCCATGTCGCCGGTACACCGTTGTTTCTGGGCAAATCGCGGCTAATCTGGTCAATATTAAAGTTATCCAGATATTCATACCGTTCCATTTCGCCAAATGACTTTAATTGTTCCATCGCTATAACGAAACCCTGAGTCTCAAGCGTCTTCATTGCAAGGGCAAGCGGGCCGAGATATTCGATGGTATATTCCTTGTCCATTATTGCTTCAGGTATATCAGGCAGCTTTTTCGCCCTTCCCAATATTCCTATGGCCCTGTGGATCATCGGATTGAATAGCTCGCTTTGAAGTCTGCCGATAATAGGAGTCAGAAATCTTAACTGCTGCTCTATCCTTGCCCTTATCTCTGTGGCCGTCATATTCTTTCTATCCACAAGAACATCGAACAAATCAAGAAAGAACCCTGACTTGATTTTTTGTGTTATTGTTTCGATTGCATCTTTAAGGCCCACAAGATTACCTTTAAACTCAAACCATACAGGGTCATCAGCTCCCGGCATTTTATGAATTACGCCGCCCGGTTGTGTAGCAAGCGGCCAAATGCTTCCATCATCCGGAGTAACGATGGGCGGGTCGCACATCTTCTCCCACGCCTTTATCTGTACCTTATTCATTGCTCCGAGCTGCTTTATGTCAGGCAGCATCTTCATCATCGGTGAGCGCCCAAGTTTCTCGTTGGCATCCCTATCGAACCTGGTTATCTGGTAAGGCATTTCAGGATAACCGCTCTCTTGGACAATTAACTTATCATCCCGACATACATAGATACTCTTTATGTCCATAGTCAAAGGGTCACTGTTCTTGCCGTCAACGCCTTCTCGCGGCTCTACGATATGGATAAACTTGAACTTCTTGCGCCTCTGTTTATTGTCTTTGTAGGCGTTAAGAACAGTCGTACCAAGGTTTTTTTCCTTGAACTTCTTTACCGCCTGACGAGCGGTGTACTCAAATCTGCGATAGACTGTATCTATATTGCCATCTTCGTCAATGTCAACGAAACAGTCTTTTATATGAAAGCTTATATAGTTAATTGGTTGAGTACGGCCCGGCTCAGAATATAAACAGCTTGTACCGAAACATCCCAGAGATTTCAAATTCTCAAAAAATGTCTGCCTGAAGGTGCTCTGTATCAAGTGTTCGTGAACAGTATCTGTCACCTTATTAAGATATTGCTTTACTTCATCTTTATCTCCGGCCTGCTCATCGTCAATCTTCAAAGTAAACGCCTTGGCATCCGTTGGGAACATCCAGGAGTAAAGACCTGATGCAAGCTGGATGACTGAGTTCTCACCCTCTGTTTGGAAGGTATCGACCCTCTTTTCGCCCGGATTCTGTGTGTGCGTTATCTGATTGTCACCCGGCAGGCCATAATCGGCGCATTCCTGATACAGAGAATTCCAATTTGAGCGGTCTGCCTCGTACTGCTCCATTCTCTCTATGTATTCCAATGCTGTAGTTTCAGTTGCCACTGCTTATACCTTTAATACTTTTATATTCTGAAATTTCTTTTCAAGCGCAGCCTTGCCTGTTGGACCTACAACAAGGTCTGCATCAAGAAGTAGTAAGATGCTTTCGGATTCAGGTAACTCGGCTGACTTGCCAGGTTCGCCGTCTTTACCATCACGATAATCAACGTCTTTTCTTGGTGTTCTGCCGGGCTTGCCATCTTTGCCGGCTACACCTTGTTCACCACGTTCACCCTTATCGCCTTGGGGGCCGATGTCGCCTTTTGGTCCCTTATCACCCTGTTCTCCCCTGTCGCCTTTGTCACCTTGTCTTCCTTGTTCACCCCTGTCGCCTTTGTCACCTTTAGCACCGGCTAAACCTTTTTCGCCATGTTCGCCTCTTAATCCTTTTTTTCCATTCCTGCCATCACGACCATCTTTGCCATCCTTACCATCTTCTCCTTTATCGCCTTTTGGCCCTTTCTCCCCTGGCAATGTTATTGGTATTGCAATTTTGCGATAAAGCAGTTTCCCGTCTTTAACCTTGAGATTCCTGGCAATTTCCGTTGCTATTAACTGCTCATCAGATTTCCTGAAATCTATTCCTGTACCCATTATTCACCTATTCAATATACATTGAGCCGTAAGGCAGGAGTTTAGTCCTTACCATTCTTATCATTCTCATCATGCCGTGCATGGTCTCACCAGCGGCCCCAGCAGGGATGCCAACATAAACATCTGCTATCATTTGCCGGTCGGCTGCACTAATAGTTCCATCCGCCAAAGGAGTAATGACAATAAATGGTATCCCCGCCGATATTGCAGCAGCACGTTTGTCACGACTATCTATGGCCATTAGTCAGGATTCCTCATCTCTCCGCGCTTAAAAGTTGTGCCATCGTCTGATATTGTTGATTCAACCAATTTCGTTGACGCATCATCTTTGTATATTGCAATCTCTGATGATGTTGCCCATGTTTGGTTTCGCCATGCCTCGTATAGATAATTGATTGCAGTAAGAACAGAGGCCGTTGCACTTGGAGCACCGGCAGCCAAATCACTCATAGCCTTCGCCCATATCTCGTTTACTGCGTCAGTTTTCAAAGCATCGGCGTCAACTGCATCGGTATCTATAAGCACACCGCTTCCACCTGTTATAGTATCAAGGTCATTCTGTGCCGTTGTTATCGTACCGGGGATGGTTGTTCCAGTATCAGTCAAAATACTCGCAGTTTCAGCCTTGATAGCAATGATGTCGGCGGCTATATCCGTACCGGCGGCATTAGTAATAACTGCTGCGACTATAGCTGCAATTTCAGTATCTATAAAGTCGTCTAAGGTTGTACTGGTATCTGTTAATATATCGTCAATATCTCCCGACATGTCATTGGCTGTCTGAGATGTACCAGCTATCTTTATCACATCAATCCTTCCATTGGAATCTATGGAAAATGAAGAGAAATAAGGTGGCATAGTCCAGGCAGCCATTGGACAGCCTATAACCTGAATGTTTGCCGTTGTGCTGGCAGGACATATTAAGATGTAATCGCCATTGGTCTCACCCTGGGTTAAATCAAATATATAATATCCATCCTCAAGCTCTGTAGGGTTTGTGTCGTCAACGCCATCAGCCGCCGCACCATCAATCCTCAGATTAGCTGTAATATTACCGGCATCGCCGGTCTTGGCTGAGTTGTCAGTATCGTCAAAAGCAAATACCACCCACTTCTGACTTGCAACATTCTTTTGTAAGGCACAGCAGTTAGATGCCATCAATAAGACTATTAAAAGGAATATTAGGCGGCGCATTTTCTTTTTCCCATAATAAAACAAAAAACAGTAAAGATAACAAAGCCGAATCCAAAAAACTCTGCTCGATAATAATAAGGTGTTGGAACAACCGAAGGCGCACTTATTGCACCATATAAAATCGGATTCCACGAAGGTTCCATAAAGCAGAACGGCTTTCGATAAAGTAAGGCAATTTCAGAAGCAGACAAGGCACGGTTGTAAATCATTGCATGGTCGATTTGTCCTAAATAGGGTTGTCCTATTCCAACACCCCCGAATGTAAGTGCGTTAGCTGTATTAGTAACGCTTCCAGTTGTTGCTACTGCACTGCCATCTGATATACCATTGAAATAAAACCTAATTGCGGTTCCGTCATAAGTAACCGCAACTTGTTGCCAAACATTGATTGTTGGCGCCCCATTCGAGCTATGATAGCCGGGAGCACTCAGACCATAACAATAAGTTCTCAGTTTACTCGTATTTATCTCAAAATAATAAGCAAGATTTTTAGCAACTATTCGCTGTTGGGTAGTAATATCTCCTGGTTTAATCCAGACCAAAATAGTAAAACTACCTGCTAAATCAATGGTAGGATTATCTGCAACGGTAACATAATCCCCAGTTCCATCAAACTCCAGGGCGCCACCGAATTTGCCTGTAACAAAATGAGTGTCGTTTACAAGTGTTCCATTATTCCCATTCCCGCTCAAATCAGAGACTTTATTACCTGAGCCTTCGTTCATCAATAAGCAGTCGGCATCAGGAGCGAGTGGATGTGCGCGATTGGCTTGTCGGCCTAACATCGGCTTCATGCCCGACCATTGGCCGAAAACTGAACTTGTCAGTAAAAGAAGCAGAAATATTGTCGGGAATTTTCTCATAAAGCTGTTGTTTTTGTTATTCTACAATTAGTATGAACAGTCGCACCATCAGCATCATAGGTGTTGTTATAAATGACTCTGACTCGATTTGCCGACATTGGTAAAGGAATCGGATACATACCAACAGCGGAATTAGTCGCGTGGTCAATATCATAAAAATCGCTTGCCGCCGCCGTCTGTGCATTAGTAAGACCATCCAGTATTGTAATAGTATCGCCGGCATCCCCGCTATTGGTGGTTTGATATACAATTTCACTGTTGGCTACCGTCCCTGTATGTTCAATAAATATGAATTTCCCGTTGTGGTCTAAATTGTTAGTAACAGGGTCCGTAACCGTCAAAACTGTTTGAGCGGCGGCCTCATCACCGCCAAGGTCAATTTTGTGTGCAGTTCCTATCGGCCCGATGAACTTTGTCAACGGCGTCCAATCCTCATCACCGGATGTATTACTTGATAGTTGGACAATTATTTCAGTTCCGGTATGGGCTGTTGCACTCGATAAACAGCAATATATATGTAATGTCGCAGTATAACAACCTGATACATCAACGGTAGCCCCTTCTCTTATTGTGTTTTGGGCCACCTCCGCCCATTCGTCAACTGCCGCTACACTTTTTGTCAAGGCTGCCTGAACCGGTGTGCCTGGAATAATGAAAAGTAAAACGCAACATACCGTCAAAAGCCAGGCTGTCCAGTATTTGCACATTATTGATTTAACTTTATTCATTGTTTCACTCCTATAATTGAGGGATTGTGAGCTCCGATTTGAGGCCGTTTAACTTATTGCTCAGTGTCGGATTGTTCTTTAACTGGTATTCCAAGCCAAAATTATCGAGTGCGTCCTGTAATTCTTCTTTGACATTGTCAATCCTGTCGGCAATATTGTCACCAGGTTTGTAATCACAACCGAAAGGGTAAGAAAATAAAATATTCGTCCCATCAACCAATTCCATATCTGTCGAGATTCTATATTGTCCACGAAGTTTTCTTTTTACATCTATGTTCTTAAATTCAATTTCTAAAGCCATTTGTTTTATTCCTTAGAGTTGCTTCCAGTCGATATAAAGAGTAGTTCCAGAATTTGCCGTATCGAGGGTTGAGGCCACAAACCAAACTCTGTCATAGCCATGAACATTTTGAGTATCTCGACCTATATGATTAGATGTATCGCTTAGCTGCGTAGTAGCAGTCAGCCACTTCTCACCTGCTGATGAGACGGTATCGCAGAACCATATACCCGTCCCAGCCGCACCGGATGTATGCTGTTGTGTGCCCTGGTCAATCGTCAGGACATCTACGAGGTCGTAATAGTCCTCACCAGCAGCAATAAACTTCTGTAAAACGTGTTGGTCGCCGGCAATACCATTGAACCTGAATCTAAATTCTACGGAAACTATGCCGGGCGGAAATTTGATTATCACCTTTTTAGCAGCAGCTAATGCCACAACGGAAGCATTGTCTCTCGCAGTTACCGCATAATCCGCAGAGTCACATTGAGTGGTTATAGTGCCATTGTAAGTTGCATCAATGCCGTCAGTAGGGGAAATCCAGGGTGTCTTACTGCCGTGCATGTGCCAGTAATAATGGCTCAACCAGCTTTCTGAAAATTGTTGTCTTGACATTTTTATTCTCCAAAATTAGTCTTTAGTATTTGAGAGCGTTTCGTCATCAATCGCCCAGCCAGGATGTTTGCATAGCGGCCTTTTTTCCTTTTTTTCCTTCCGCGTTTCTTGGCACCCTCAATCTCCTCTATAGTTGCCGGAGTCGGTTCAGCACCAGGTTGATATTGCTTTATTCTTTCTCCAATTCCTTTATATCCTTCTTTAGAATATCTTCCTCTTCCTGACATTTTATTCTCCAAACTTAGTTTTTAATATTTGAGAGCGTTCTGTCATCATTCGCCCGGCCAGGATGTTTGAAAGGCGGCCTTTTTTCCTTCTCCTTGGGCGTTCTTTAGCGGCCTCAATCTCATCTATAATTAACGGAGTCGGTGCCGGGTCCGGTGGTGGTGTTGTTTTTGGTCTTATGGTTTTACTTCCGCCACCTGTCATTATGGTACTCCTACTTTATAACTCATATCTTGCATAACGGCTCTTTTGTGGTCGGCCCTGATTTCTCTTGGTATTCCTATTTTTTTACAAGCCAATAAGAAATAATTAAGAGCATTTCTATAGTGGTCTTCCTTGTCTCCTCTGCGCCGATAACGATAGATTTTAGAGCCTGTCCTTAAATCAGTTTCCAGAACACGGACAGAGCGTGTCATCTGATGAGCGAATACCTTTATCTCCTCGTTGCATCGAGGAATGGTCAGTATTCCGGGGTCTTTGACCATGCAGTGCGTAGCGTCAAATATCTCTGTTCGATTCACTGTGACAATATTCTCCGCCGTCCATACATCAAACTGCCTCTGTGTTTCGTTGTAATGGCATAGATATACGGCGTGTTTTTCGGCCTTCTGGAACTCCCTCGCCCGGTGATATTCGGGGAGCGCATCTATAACATCTGATTTGACGTTGAACTGCCTCGCCAAATCATGCAAAGCTCCCCAGTCAGGAACTCTTGCAACCTTGATTACCTGATAACGGCCCCGGTCTTTACGATAGCCGATAACGGCATGGAGCGGATTTCCCACATCGACACCCATGGCGCAGCCCATTTTGCTGTCAAGCGCCATCTGGTCCCTGCCGCAACAAGCGAAAACATCTGATTCTAATAATTCGTCCTCTGAGTCGATATGAGGCAAGCCCATGACGGTACGCTGGAACTCTCCCTCTGTCGTGTTGTTTCCTTCGGGGTCCGCATATTCTTTGAGAACGATGTCGAACTTGCAGTTTGGATTAAGTAATCTCGAAGGCCAGTAGCCTACCGTATCTCGCTTTGGATAATCTGCTATCCATTCTCCGTTGTTCGGATCGAGCCTTTCGCCACAATGTGAACATTTCAAATAATAGTCATACATATCCGATTTCTTAATGCAGCCAGGGAACTCAGTCTCTACGCAAGTATGCTTCTTGCAGGACTCACATTGTATCTGCCAGCGACATTGATTAGACCTCTTGTATAACATATCAAGCCCATAGTCGGGTATAGTCGGCGTTCCCATGTCCGTTCTGCGCCATATCTTGGAGTTGGCGAGCCTTTGATTGACCTGTTGAGCCATGTCCTCGTCAAACATATCCCGCTCATCCAAGAGTATCCAGTCTGCGGGCGTTTGTCGAACAGCCATAGCATCCTTCTTAATTCCCGCTATTCTCTTTGTCGCTGTGCCGCCGAAGAAACGAATATTAGTCTTTCCAAATCTCTTGATATAAACACTGTCAGTCTTGCCCATGAACTTTCCGATAGTTTCCGGATTGTCTTCCACAAACGGCTTGAACCGGTCCTTGCTAAATAATTCAACTGCTGTCTTATTGGGAAAGTAAATGATAATTCCCTGCGGATAAATGCCATACAGAGCACCGTGCGTAGTCTCTGCCACCTTTATAATGGTAATGCCTATCTGAGCAGCCTTGCGAATGACCTCATTATGCTTGAATTTCCCGTCAGGAGTTTCTGCGCGCATAATATCCTGCTGATATTTCCTGCCGTTCAAATCAAAGGGCTGGCCGTCTATCAGGATTTGATTGAGGTGCATCCAGTACGGGGCATCTATGGCAGCTATCTCTTCAGGTTTTTGGCTTTGGGGATCCATTATTTCCGTGTTTTCCTGGCCTTCATTACCGGCGTGAACTTCTTTGCTTTCTTCCTGGCTTTCTTCTTGGGTTTTGTTTCGGGCATAACCATCACTTCCCCAATAGGCTCAGGGTCAATAATCGCTACTGGCTTTGGCCCAATTATCCCGTCTCTTGATTTGTCTATTCTGGTCATTTGTTTTTTCTCCAATAAAAAAGGTCGCTAAGTTTTACCTTAACGACCTATCTCTAAGTTCTAAATCCCTGTGGTGGATTTGTTTAGTTATCCAAACTTTTCTCCCGCTAATACGACATAAACCATATTTATATATTCATCAAATGAATGATTTATATCTGATATGTTTCGGTCGCCTTTTGTAGCACTATACCCTACGTTAGTAGGATAATCCCTTGCATAAATCTTTATCTCCCATCCGTCAGCCAATATCGCTTGTAGTTTTTCTTGGGTCGTCATACTCTTATCCTTTTATCAGCCTGTATTATAGGGCTTTTCTTGAACTTAACAACCTCAAAGTGGAATGAATCTTCCTCTGCGTTGTAGCCGAGGGCCAAGGCCTCATCTTTGGGTAATAGCTCTATATCCATACAGGATATGTCAAGTGAGCCTCCAGCGTCCTTTACGAGCTTCTTAAAGCATAGCTCAAAGCCCTGTTGAGTTAGCCGCTTGTTCTGCTTGACCATGCAGCATTTTTTGTACTTCTTTCCACTACCACATGGGCACTGCTCATTTCTGCCCGGCTCTTTGACTTTGATTATTGGAGCTATCATTTCAAAAGAATAATAATCAGGGTTATTAAGTTAATGAGAACTATAAGTGGGGCGCCAAAGGCCACTATGTAAAACTTTATATTATCTTTGTTCATTATTTTCCCGTGAATTTGGAGAAGAAAATGCGACACCAATTATCTATATAACCAATTATGTTTTTAGGCTCAAGAAACCGCATCGTAACATCTCCAAATGGACTCTTATCAATCAGTGTTACTTTGTAGCCGTATTTTTTTATCCATCTTCGTATCATACTTCGTCCACCCTACCAGATTAGTTCCTATTTGACAACTCATTTGTTCTCAGCCTTGCAAGTCTCGTCAATTCTATGCGTTCAGCTTCCTGCAATGCTCGCCTGGCCTTTTCTCTCTCTGGATGCGGAGCGCTTTCTTTGAAGATGCCCAAATGCTTGCCAAGATTTTCTAATGCTCGGTTTTCGTTGACAAAGTCGCTCGCGCTTTTCGCTCTGTCTGCTACATCTATAAATCTTTGAACCACTTCCTCGGCTGTAATATGCAGTTTTCCAAGTAATTCTGCCTGCTTTTTGGCTATTCCGTCTTTTATGTAGTCAATTGTAGATAGGCGACGAGCTGTAGTTCTTGCATACTTGTTGCTATATCCGGGCGTTTCCCTTACAGCTAAAGCCCCATTCATACCATTTGCTACCATATTTGCTATGAATGTATCGTATCTTTCTTTTACACCTGACTGCATTTTTAGAACCCATAACCACATTCACAATAACAGGCTTCGATTAGCTCCACAAGAGGGGCAGCATTTTAGCTCTTTTACTATAGAAATCGTAGGTGGTCGGGGTGCGTTGTGACCGCTCAATTTGATTTGATTCGACATATTCAGCCTCTCTATACTTATAGGCTGAATGTGTCATTAGAGTTGCTGTTTTATATGGGATTCCCAGTTTGGCGGCAATGGCTGGTAGATAATACGGCCTTTTTGGTCTATTATGTGGGGGAAATATCTTTTTATTTTTTTTAGGCGGCGGCGAATGGTAGATTCACTACATTGAAGTATTTGTGCTGCATCAGAGTAATTAAACCCTTTAAGCGAACATTCGTGATATAACGCCCTTACCGTACTGTAATCCTTGAAAGTAAAGATCGGCCACCGCGCCCGTTTCATCATCAAATACAACAATCTGAATATTATCAATACGCAACTCCACCAATCTCCCCGCTTATAATGCTCTTTTATGTGGCATAGCATACAAAGTGTCTCACCGTTTTCTACAACTTCAGCGAGATGGTGATAATCTTTTTTGGGCTTGATGTGGTGGGCATCTACAAATTCGTGGTCGAAAGTCCCTTCACCACAAAACTTACAGGTGTAATTGTCTCTTATCTTGACCTTTAACGTCCAGCTTGGCTCTTTCATTTTCTACCCCTACAATGCGGGGGCAGCACCCAAAAGAAAAACGGATGGGCATCTTCTGGATGCTGCCCATCCGCTATCTTAACTATTTTAACCTATAGTCAAGAAAAATACAAGTATTATATTTATATCTTACCCGCCCACCCTGCCACAATACATTAACGCGCCGTCTGCGGTTTTATGATAACCGTC